ATACCTTGGATCAACGAAGAAAAAGAGCAGGAGCTTTTTGAGAAGTTGGTTGATGTAATGACAGATATGCTAGAAGGTGTATTTAAAGGTAAGTAATGCCTAGAAGGCTTTATAAGCTGAATGATTTTAGCGGTGGTTTAAATACAGTAAAAGACGTTGCTGATATAAATGATAACGAAGTATCCGTAGGGCAGAATCTTATGTTTAATGTATATGGTGGTATGCAACCAGCATATATTATGACAGACTCTACCAATAATAAAATAAGTGCCTACAACAACGATGAAATAGGCACTGTTCAACCCGGATATGGCTTAGGTTATTTTGAGACAGACCATGCTAGAGATGCTGTGACTGTCACGTATGACGATGCAACTATGAACCGTCAAAACGGATTTGATCTTTTTGAAAGCGATGGAACAACTAGAACTCCGGGTGGTGGAGATAATAGGAGGTTGAACCTAAAGGTAAGTAACGTTGAGACAAACTTAGCTTCTTCATTTCCCATTGGAACGCTTTTGCTTATATCAGGCGTTTCTACGGCAACTCGTTCTTTTGCAAACAATAAATTAAATTCATCAGCTCAGGGAATATATACCGTTGTAGACACCTCTAGTAATGATATTATACTAGATCGTGAAGTTGATGCTAAATTTGCAGAGGTTGATCCTGTAGATGTCGATGATAGGTTTTCATTAATACTTAAAGGAACTTCTTTAGGAGATCAGGTTTTACTTTTAGCTGACCCTGCCGCACATAATATTGATGTGTTTTCTACAACAGCAAATGACTACACACATAATGTTATCACCTTAAACAGCACAGTAGTAAGCACTGCATCAAAGGTAAAGTATTTTAGAATAGAAGATTCTATTAGGTGCTGTGACACTGCCGACAAAAATAGTTCTAAAATAAAATGGTATGGATGGATTCAGAGAAGACACTTTGAGGGTGCTAATTCTACTCTTGACAATGTTAACTCATATATGGATTACTTTCCTAAAGATAACGATTTAGCCTCTCCTACAGAGGATGATCTTGCAACTTCTTCTGGGACTTCCGGAGCTGTGTCTGCTTATCCTAATACCGCAGGAACTGGCTTTGAAATAGCGATAGCAACGGAAACAGATGTAGATGGCTTTATAGAGGCGGCTGAGTATGAATTAGCATCTACCTTCATATACGATGGAAACCAAGAGTCTCTTCCTTTTAAGTACACAAACACTCATATCGTTACCGAAGCCAATAGTTTAAAATCGCTTTCGGTAAACATCGGTGCTAAAGGCCCTTATGATGAGCGAATATCTGGAGGTAGGATATACATTAGAAAAAAAGGTGATGACTCTGAGTTTGTTATGTTGTTAGACATAGACTTAACAAAAGGGGCTCGCATTAAATTATCAGATGATTTTACTTCTTGGCACGATGCTGGTAGTTCTCAATACAACTGCCCTACCGCAACAGCATCTGCAAATTTTAGTATTAAACAGCTTGGTTTTATTACATACGAAGTAATAAACGGGTTTAGCTCTAGCATTTTTAGCAATGCTTTGGGTGATTCGGGAGAACATTGGAAGGATGCAGTTGTGGCTAATAATAGAGTGTTTGTTTGTAATGTTACGATGAAGGATGAAAACACAGGAGAAACAAAAGCAGATGCAACCTTAAGGTCTTATCCTGATAGAATTATGTACTCAATGCCGAACAGGTACGATACGTTTCCATCTGATAACTACATAGAAGCGGCCAAAGGTGATGCTGATGTCTACGTGGCTATAGAAGCTCATGCCGATAGATTGTTGGCTTACAAAAATAAAAGTTTAGATATTATAAATATATCAGGAGATGACCGTAATTGGTTTTTAGAGGACAGTAAAAAGTATCAGGGTGTGTTGCATCCAGAAGCAGTAAAAAGAACCCAATATGGTGTATTATGGGCAAATAAACAAGGTTTGTACTTATACGATGGATCATCAATTAGGAACCTAAAAGAAAACAAAATTAGTGATGCTGACTGGAGTTCTCATGTTGGTTCATTTACAGGAATTATTTATGATGAGCAAGAGTCTATGGCTTTTGTAATAAAAAGCCTAGACAATGATGGTGATGCTTTTATGTGTGATTTGAAGAGAGGAAACTTTACGCTTATAAAAGATTTTGTTTTAGACACCAACGATGGCTTAACTAATTCTGTAGATACAGAGAGCAATCAAACTTTAATAGGTCACGACACAGGCAGTTCTACAGATATTTACCAATTAAATAGGTCTGTAGCGGCTACTACCTTAACTAAATTTTTAACTAGAGCAATAGACTTTGGAGACCCTGCACAGGTAAAAAAGGTGTATGCAGTTCATATTACCTATAAATCAGATGTTGCCTTAACGAATAAGTTTTCTTTGGTGGAAGAAGACAATTCAAGCAGTGCTTTGAGCGGAACAATTAATGCTAGTGCAGTTAACTGGGCAAAGGTAAAGCTTACACCTTCTTCTCCTGTGGTTTGCAACAAAATATCTGTACAGCTTGACACTTCCTCTACATCCGCTAAGGTTTACATAAACGACATATCGATTGAATATAGAGTTATATATAGAAAAGGTGTGTAGTGGACAGGGTAAGTCGTTATTTAAGTGGTAAGAAGCAAGATAAAATACGTGTGGTAAATTTTCAACCTTCTGTACAATCTATGAGAGAAGGTGAAGAGGTTTTATTTTTTAACAAAAACGGTTCTTTATCTAGATACAGGAAGGAAAAAGGTTTGCTCTGGCGTTCAGACATGAACACAGGTAACAATAGAAATATTGAGGGTAGGTTGACTGTTAATAACTTAGAGTACAGAACCTCATTTGTAGATTATCGTGTCTTTATGCACAATTTTGAAGATGATATTAACACTTCAAAAGTTTACATGCCTTGGTGGGGCACAACAGAGAGTACGGGAATGGATGACCATAGAGTTGGTTTTGTAACCCCATTTAAAATGACGTTACATAAAATTATTATTCGTTGTGACAACCTTAGCGGGTCTGATGACATAACTATACGAGTTGAAAAACAAGATAATGACAACACTGAAGATGTTGTTGCTACGGCAGTATACGATGTTTCATCATCTGGAGCTATCGCAAGTGATACAAATTTTGAATTAAACAAATCTGATTTTGACAGTGCCCCAACAGTAGATGCTGGTAAGCTTTGTGGCTTGAGTATCCAAGCTTCAAGCGATGTTATGGGAAATCAGGATTTTTATATTTCATCCGTTTGGCGAGTAGAGGTGGAAATATGATAAAAACTTTATTAAATTCTAAGGAATTATACCATGATTGAACATTCCTCAAAATCAAAAGGTTACTTACCTATGAAATCCGGCCCTAATATGATGGGCTTTGACATGGGTAAATCAGGTAGCCTAATGGAGATGATGCAAGTTGGTGGGCAACCTAGTCGTGGTGCGGCTATGCTTGCTCGCTCTAGGCAAAGACAAAGCGACATTAAAAAACTAGAAGATCAACAAAGAGCAGAAGCTAAAAGGCAAAAGCGTGGTGGCTTGTTTGGTAGTATTGGTGGTTTAGCTGGTGGTTTAATCGGTGCGGCTCTTACTCCTTTTACTGGAGGTGCTAGTCTTGCGATAGCATCTGGTTTAGGTACTGCTTTAGGTAAAGGTCTTGGTGAAAAGTTTGGTGCTGGAAAGGCTGTTGATTATGATTCAAGTGGTACTGTTTTTGCACAGCAGGCTTTTAGAGATGTAGATGAGGCTAGTGAAGATTTTAACAAAGGAATATTAGAAAGAGCAGGTGTGGCCGGATTAAAAGCAGGTCTTACCGCTGGATTAACTCCGGGTGGCGGTATATATGGAACAGCTAGGGCAAAAGCAAGCGGTTTACGTTCTTCTCTTGCCGACCTTGCAGGATTTGGAGGTGCTCCGTTACCTGTTGCACCTAGCGTAGAAAGAGTAGTTCAGGCAGGGGCTCCTTTCGGTGATCCATC